GCAGCAGCCGTAGGCAAGATGCAGATCAAGGTGATCCTTGAGGCTGTAGCCGACATGGAGAAGCGCCTTCGTGGCATGGATCGACGCATCGACTCACTCGATACAGCTACCGAAAAGCAGGAGCAACGGATCAACATATTGGCCCAGATGTCATCCCCGGAGAATTTGCGTAGAGAACACATGACGATGGCAACGCTTTTGCGAGATTGTGAGCAGCTAAGAAAAGAAATGGACCACCAACTACACATTCATAATGGCAAACATGTGCCTGTCAGCGACACGAGGAAAGCAGAATGATTGGATTGATATCAGCCGTACTACCGTCAGTTATGGAAGTAGCCGGAAGGTTCCTTCCAGAAGACAAAGAAAAACGTAAAGCAGCAGAACGAGAAATCGAGGCGCAGCTTACCACCCATCTCGCAAATATCGACCTCGCTCAGTTAGACATTAACAAAACTGAAGCGGCCCACCGTTCTGTGTTTATTGCCGGATGGCGTCCATTTATCGGTTGGTCACTTGGGTTCTCATTGTCATGGACATACCTATGCCAACCTATCCTTACCTTTGCTCTCATACAGGCAGGATATGGGGTCGAACTCCCCTCCCTAGACATGGCTGAAATGATGCCTGTCCTCATGGGCATGTTGGGTCTCGGAGGGCTAAGGACGTTCGAGAAGTACAAATCTGTCAGTAAATAGGACTAAAGGAACTTTAGTGTAATGGATAACAAAGAACTGTTTCAGTCTCTGCATAGCGCACTAACTGAGGAACTTCTTCAGCGCATTTTGTCGGGCGAGGCAAAGCCCGCTGATCTTGCAGTCGCTCGACAGTTTCTGAAGGACAACGGGATAGACGCTTTAGCGACTCCTGACAGTGGGCTGAGACAGCTAGTAGACTCCCTGCCCTTTGACGAGATCGATGACGACCGGGCAAAGCACTGATGGCCGTCAAAAGAAAGCGTAAAGTCGTAAAGCTATCGGTAGGCAGAGGCGAGAAGCTATCGACCAAAAAGGGTGCAGGACTCACCGCTAAAGGTAGGGCCAAGTACAACAGGTCAACAGGGTCCAAACTAAAGGCACCCGCCCCTAACCCGAAGACTAAACGAGACGCTGGGCGCAAGAAGAGTTTCTGTGCGCGAATGAGCGGCGTTGTAAAGAAATCTAAAGGCCCAGCTAAAAGGGCCAGAGCATCACTTAGGAGGTGGAACTGTAACTAATGTCTCTATACAGAAATATAAACGCACAAAAGAAAAAAGGCACTTCCCGCAGCAAAAAGAACAGCACTATCTCTCCTAAAACCTACGCAAAGATGAAGGCCAAAAAAGGCGGCTTTCGTCCAAAGAAGCGTAAGGGTTGATAGACCCTAAGCTCGCAGACTTCAGGAACTTCCTGTGGGTCTGCTGGAAGCACCTTAACCTCCCCGACCCTACACCAGTTCAGTACGACATAGCTCAGTTTATCGACAGCGATATACGCCGCATGTGTATCCAAGCGTTCCGTGGTGTAGGTAAAAGCTGGATCACAAGTGCTTATGTCTGTCACCAGCTTATGCTGGAACCTAACAAGAACATCCTTGTTGTCTCAGCCAGTAAGTCCCGTGCAGATGACTTCTCTACCTTTACCCTTAGACTGATACATGAGGTGCCTATACTGGCCCACCTCAAACCTAAAGATGGTCAGAGGATGTCAAAGATATCCTTTGATGTTGGTCCTGCACAGGCGTCCCACGCCCCCTCAGTCAAATCTCTGGGTATCTCAGGTCAACTGACAGGCTCCCGTGCAGACCTTATCGTCGCTGACGACGTAGAGTCCGCGAACAACTCTCAGACACAGATGATGCGCGACAAGCTCTCTGAAACCATCAAAGAGTTCGAGGCTATCATCAAGCCTGAAGGACGTATCATATTTCTCGGCACACCCCAGACAGAGATGTCCATCTACGCCGCTCTAGACGAGCGCGGATACACCACCAGTATATGGCCTGCTAGATACCCCTCAGAGACTCTCAGAGAGGCGTACAGAGGCCATCTCGCCCCTCTGGTATACGAGGGTAGCCTAGAGGCTGACGAAGGCGCTCCTACGGACCCTGACAGGTTTTCCTCGACCGATCTATTAGAGCGTGAAGCATCCTACGGTCGCAGCGGTTTTGCCCTGCAATTCATGCTCGACACTACCCTGTCGGATCAGGACAAGTACCCCCTGAAGATCAACGATCTTATTGTGCTCTCTGGCCCCTCTAGCTGGGACAGCGCACCTGTAACTATCAGGTGGGGGTCCGGGCAGGACCAGATGCAGGGTACGCGGGATTTACCTAACGTCGCCCTCAAGGGTGACTACTGGGTCAACTGCCTCAACCACAGCGACGAGTTCGCTGAATGGGAGGGGTCAGTCATGTCCATCGACCCCAGTGGCCGTGGTAAAGACCAGACAGCCTACAGCATCGTTAAGATGCAGTCAGGTTTCCTGTACCTCACAGACCAAGGGGGGCTGGACAACGGGTACTCGCAGGAGAGCCTAGAGCACTTGTCAGAGGTCGCTGCCGAGCAGGACGTAAACCAGATCATTGTCGAGTCCAACTTTGGCGACGGCATGTTCACCCAGCTACTACGACCAGTGCTCATGGGTATCCACCCCTGTAGCATCGAAGAGGTTCGCCACAGCGTTCAGAAAGAGCGACGGATCATCGACACCCTAGAGCCTGTGATGAACCAGCACCGGCTGATAGTAGACGAGAAGCTCATCAGAGATGACTTCGATCAGCCTGACCTCAAACACCAATTGTTCTACCAGATGACTAGGTTGACTAAGGACCGTGGGTCGCTGGCGTTTGACGACAAAATCGACAGTCTCGCCATAGCTATCAACTACTGGGTAGAGGTCATGGACAGGGACGCACAGACGGCCCTAGAGGACTTCAGAGAAGAGCAGCTCGACCTAGAGCTAGAGAGGTTCATGGAAGCTGCGGGTGGATTGCACGGAGGCTATGGGTTCGCCAAGCACAACTGGCGTACCAGCAGGTAATCTGGAGGCCCGGACCAGACTCGAACTGGTGTAGACGGTGTTGCAGACCGTTGGATAACCGCTCTCCCACCGGGCCTCTATCGGCGGCTTTATAACTGACAAATTTGATAGGGACCACTTAAAGATACTTAGGTTGACCGAGGGAGAGAAATAAGGGGGGGAAGTCATAGGTAGACCTTGGTTGACTTAGGTGTATGCACCCCCGGATATTTAACCTAAAAATGCGAACCCCTATGACCTGATGAGCGCGTCGGGCAACCCCCCCTGCCCCTACCCCCTGAATATGTATCAGCGGATGATATATCCTCTTGAATTGGCGGTAATCGGGCCTATATCGTCGCGGCAATGTCCTGCCTGTTTGCGCGGGGGGGGCTATTTTTAAGCGAAGTACTAAAGAAAATTTAGGCCCATGCATCCCCACATTAATCATTTTGGGCAAAACGCATACCTGTTGTATAATCCTCTGGTAGTCAGGCGCAGCCGCCGATGGCGTGGGGAAACCCACCGGCACCATCGATCGGACAAGGTAGCGCACCGGAACTGGGACAAGCCGGATACACGAACCCCTGCCATAACGAACCCCTTCAAAATCAATTGAAACTGGAGAATATTCCAATGACTAAATCTACAGAACTGACCACCGTAGCCACCGCCAAGATCACCAGCGTGACCAAGAAAACTCTCAACGCTAGGGCCAAGACGGTGCGGGGTCACATCGATGCGATAGGCGAACTAGCAGGTAAAGCAGTCACTCGTGCTGCTGCGGCTGGAGCTGTTATCGCGGAGGTAGGTGACCTGTTGGTTAAAGCTGGCAAGGGCGCACCAATGAGCAAGAAAGCATGGCTTGAGACTGCCTGCCTAAACGAGATGACCGCGAACAAGTGGAAGCGTGTTCATCTCATTACTACGGTAAACCCTCGCATCGCTGGTGCTCTACCTCAACAGATTGAGGTGCTCGCGAAGGTGCAACAGGCAATCGAAAAGGACGCCAAGCTCGCCGGAAAGCTCGAAGATGCAATCGGCACCGATGGCAAGATTGTCGCGGCGAAATTGCCGGAACTTATGCCCAAGGCGAAGAAGCCTGAAGCAAAACCGGCACCTACTGGCAAGGGTGCGGGACAAGATGGCGGAGCACCGAAACCCGTGCTTCTTACCCGCGCCACCATGCTGACAGATGCCGAACTAGAAACGGTCGCGGAGTTTCTAGAAAGCACGAAATCAGACGATCCTATCGCCAAGCACATCCTGTTGATGCGCCATCATCTTCAGGCCGCCGGTCTGGCGTGGGGCGATGAGGCGCAGATGTCTCAATTCGCATACGCTGGACCCGACCCGCTCGCACATCGCAAAGCGGCGTAAGTAAAACACCCTCGTAACCT